CGCGGGTCGTCCTTGAACGAGGACTGGATGATCTCCGCTTTGCCCATGTCGTCGCGGGTCATCAGCATCTTCGCGCTCGGGATCAGACGCTCAAAGAACCCGGCCTGGTCCCCGGCCATCTCGGTGATCTCGGGGAACTCCGGGAACTCGACCTGGGGCGAGGCGCGGTTGACGACCCGTGCGAGCGCGCTCGGGCCTTCCTGGATCCGCTGGAGGATCGTCGGGTTCGGCTCTTCAGGGCCGACCTTCCGGCGCTCCTCTTGCTCTACAGGCGCCGCATCCGGCGGTAAGGTGATCGGCATGTCTTGCCCCTCTTATTTGCGAGCGACCCAGCCCTTGATAATAAACGGCGACGGGATCGGGTTGCCATCGGCGTCGACGATCAAGCGCTGAGTGTTGTCGATGACCGCCCCCTCGGGGAGTCTGTCGTACCAGGCCTGGATCGCGGCGTCGTCGTTGACGTCCCCGTCGAAGCGCTCAAACAGCCCGGGGTCGTTCTCTGCCAAGAACCGATTCAGCTCGGCCGTGCTGGAGAACTGGCCAGAGGTCAGGGCCTCTTCCTCAAGCTGGGCCAAGCGCTGGGCATTCTCGGTCATGCGCTCAAAAGCGTAGAGACTGATGTAGTTAGCCTGGGGCGTGTTCGCGAGCGTACCGATAGAGGACATCTGAATCTTCATGTCCCGGTCGGAGGTCGGGCCAGAGCCCGCTACGCGCATCCGCGGCCCGAGGTAGTTGAGCACTGCTTCAAGGCTCTCCAGCCCCACGAGCTCTTCGTCCTTGAGCCCGAACGCCGAGGCAACGGCCTTGCGGAACGGAAGTAATGCAGACTGGGCCATCCCGGTTTTGAGGGCCGGATCCGTTCGCAGCTGCTCTCGGGCAGACCTGACCCGCTGGACGGTCTGGCTCGCGGCCATGATGTCCGTGCGTCCCTTGGCCAGATCCTTAAGCCGCTGCTCGGTAAAGACCGTCATGTACGGCGTACCGGCGGCGTCAGAGGACCCCATGACCACGTTGAAGACCTCGTCGCCCTTCACTAGCGGGCGGAGCTCTGAGTAGGCGCCACCGATGATGATCGGCTTCCCGACCATGGACGGGTCACGGGCCGTGATCTGGGCTACGGCGCTCTCAAAGTTGGGGTTCTCCTCGCTCATGCCGAGGCTCTTGATCGTGTTCCGAGCGGTGTCGGCGTCTTGCCAGACCGCCGTCAGGGCCGCCTCCGGGCTCTTCCAGCCGCCAGTGGCCCCAGAGGTTGACTGGATCTTAGTCCGCACCATGCGGGCCTCAGACGGGTCGAGGAGGATCTGCTCGCCAGGCATGTAGGTGCGACCCTTGAGCGTGATCCCCGCGGGGTCCGTCACCGTGTACTCGTCGAGCTTCTCGTCCGGACGCTCTTTAGCCTTCAGGATCATGTAGTCGCGCACGAGGTCCTTGGCCGCCTTCTCATCGGTGCGGGCCATCTCGTAGGCCTTGAGCGCAATCTGGCGGTCCTGCTGGCGCTGCTGCGCCTCCAGCTCTTGAATGCGCTGGCTGAAGTCGCTGAAGCCGGCGCCCATGGAGCGGAAGGCCCCGGCGCGCGGATCGGCAGAGAGCATCGCTCGCCCTAGCGAGCTCGCGAGGTCGTAGATGTCTGCGGGTTGCTCTCGCGGGCCCATGATCGCCTGGAGCTCGCTCAGGTACTGCTCTCGGCGATCGCCCAGGGGGATATCAGCCTCGGCGCGAGCCTGGGAGATCAGCTGCTCGTAAGGGTCCATGGTCGCCGCCCGCTGGTCCGCCTCGGCGAACAGCGCCGGGAGGTTGTTCGGGAGGCTAGCCGGGGGAGGCGGCGGAGCCGCCCCGAGCTCGGGCATCAGCATGGTCGGCGCAGGCGTCAGTCCGAGCATCTCTTCTAAGGAAGCGATGCCCCCGTTAGCGTAACCCCGGACCTGATGAAACATCTGCGAACGGTTCATCGCCATTTAGACGGTCCTCTGCTGAGCCCCACTGAGCCCGCCGTACAGCTGCCCCAGGGCCCCCAGCGTCGCAAGCCCGGTGCCGATGCCCTGCTGGAGCGGATTCGGCGGGACCCCGAACTGGGTGTTGAACGAGGTTGTTCCACGGGGAGCCATGTTGATGAACGGCGAAAGCGCCTGGTACATGGACAACGGCGCAGCCTGGCCCTGCATGGCCGCCTCGCGGCGTGCATCGAGGTCCGCCTGGGACATGCCGCGCTGGAGCCCGCCGGTGCCCGTAAGGGCGCTGATCCCGCTCAGCAAGCCGCCCTGCTTCTGAGTCCCGAGCCCGCTGAGGAAGCCGCCGAAGCCGCGCTCGCCCATCTGATTGCGAGCGAACTCGCCCATGGCCGCGCTACGGGCGCCCTCAAAGCCGCGTGAGCGCAGGGCGCCAATAGCTTCACCAAGGCCCCGGCCGAGCGCTCGCTCACGCTCAGCGGCGCCCAGGCGAGCCCTGGAGCCGAACGCGGACTCGCCGCCCCGGGCGATGTCGCCAGCTCGGGCAGAGATGTCGCGCTGGGCCCCGGCTTCCATGATGTCGCTCATGGTCTGCTTGACCACGGCGTCCTCAAAGGGGTCCATGTAGGGCTGGATGCCGGTGCTCGGATCAAACTCCCCGAGCCCGCTCTTATATGCCTCTTCGGCGCGCTGAATGTAGGGGTCCATCACCGTCGGGACCTCGCGGGCTAGCTCAAAAGCCCGGACCTCATCGGGGGAGAACCCAGCGATTTCCTTGGGGATGACCCGGGCGCGGCCCTGCTCGTCGAAAAACGTGCTCCTCGCCGCGCGCATAGCCCCGGGGATGAACCCGCCTTCGCCATCGAGCCCGAACAAGAGCTGCTGAGTGATCGGGTCCATCCGGCTGTCCGCGCGGGTGATGCTCGGGACGTAGGTGTAGTCCGACGCCGGGGGCTGGTCGAGCATGCCTGAGCCTGCGGCGGGGAGGTCGAATTTAGGGGTCTCGTCTCGGTCGTCGATCCCGTTCCGGTTGACGTCTATAAACTCCATCGTGCGCACGCCGCCAGAGCCGGCACCCATGCCGGGGTACAGGCTGCGCGTCTGCCTAGGCATAGCTGGACCAGGCACCCCGCCGGGGATGTTGGAGAGGTTGTTGCCGGCGTTCGGAGACGACAACATGGTCCCGAGCATGTTGCTCAAGCTGCCGAGCCCACCGTAATAGGGCGACATCGAGCCCATAGTAGAGCCACCATAAGCGCCTTGCTGAAGGGGAGGATTCATCATCATCGGCTGCGGCGGCTCTTGCTGGTAATAAGACGCCGGCGGCGCCGGAATTTGTACCTGTCCCATCAGTCGTCCTCCTCAGGCGGCGCGGCGAACTCTTCAAACAGCGCCATCATCTGGTACATCAGATCCGTGCCGCGGTCACGGCTCTCTTCGCCGCCGGGGGTTAGGGTGATGATCCCGCCCTCGCCGACATTCAAATCATAAGCGCCAGCACCGCGCACCGCTCGGCCAGTCATGACGTACTCGCCATCGCTGAGCATCGCCGGTATGTCGTCGCTGATCTCGGTCCCTTCGCCGTTGATGTCGCCGTTCATGCGCTGGAACTCGTCAGCGTCCATGCTCTCGCCGTCTTCGGTTTCGATCTCGATCTCCGGAGATCCGCCTTCAGCCAGTTCGACGATCCCGCCCTTTCGGTAGCGCTGGACCATGCTCTCGGGGATCCGACCGACCGCAGCGGTTGGGCGGATCATGCTGGGCACGGTCTCGGAAGCGCGCTCGTAAGATACCCCGGCGCTAGGGTCGATAGAGAGGTCGGGGAGGGTGCCGGTCGGCAGCATCCCGAACTCCACAGGGTTCGGTGCGGGCAAGCCCATGCGCCGGCGGATCTCGGACTCAATGTTATAGCGCCCGGCGCCGGTCTCTTGGGTCAGGGGGATCAGCGGAACGCCGCGGTCATTCTTTGCCTCTTCCATAGCGGCCTTGCCGAGGTAGTAGGCTGGGAGGCCAGCCATGAGCAAGTTCCCCATCCCGCCGCTTCCGCCAAGCAGGCCGGCAATGCCGCCGCCGTCGCCGCCGAGGCCAAAAATCCCGCCGATGGCCTGCCCAATCTGGGTGGGTATAGTTGCATCGCTATCGGTTTCAAAGCCGAAAATCTTCCCCAGCCCCTCTCCTATCTGAGAAGGCAGGCTAGCTTCGGTATTTTCAATACCGAAAATGCCCTGGAGAACATCTGCGCCGATATCAAGGATTCCAGCCATGGGTTTTCCCTCAAACACTTTGCCGCATAGTATCAGTTTATCCGCCTAATCCCATCCTGCGGCGGACCTCGCGATCGATGTTGTAGTAGCCCGTAGCGGACTCCTGCTCAAGCGGAACGCGGCCCCGAGGCGAGCCCCCAGAACCTCCTAATAGCTGCTGGCCGAGGAGGAACATCCCGAGCAGGGGCAGGAGGGACTGGATCCCGCCACCAGAGGGTTGTTGCCCACCGCCACCGGTGCCGGTTCCGCTACCAGAGCCCGTGCCTGTTCCGGTGCCGCTCCCGCTCCCGGTCCCCGTGCCCGTGCCGGTTCCTGTGCCGCCGCCGGTGCCAGAGCCCGTACCGGCCCCCGTGCCAGTGCCGGTGCCTTCGCCGGTGCTCGTGCCGCTGCCTTCTCCCTCGCCGTCTAGCTGGCCATCGCCTACTTTGGCCTCGCCGTCTCCAGAACCTTCGCCGGTGCCGTCTCCAGCTTCGCCGTCGCCGTCTGCGCCGCCGGTCTCACCGCCTCCGGTTTCACCGCCGCCAGTCTCAGTCCCGCCAGTCTCGGTTCCGCCGGTTTCGGCTTCCCCGGTTTCGGTGCCCCCAGTCTCAGCCCCTCCGGTGCCTCCAGGAGGGATAACGGGGATATCGATCGTCACGGTCTCTTCATCGCCAGTCTCGCCGGTGTCTTCCGTAGTAGCCTCTTGCGTGTCCCCGGCGTCGGCCCCAGTTTCCGTGGCGTCATTAGCCTGCCCGCGGTCGAATCGATCCCCGACCCTGATATCTTCCGGGAGGGTGGGGTCGTACAGGACTTCTCCTGTGTTGATCTCTCTAAAGATCCCGTCGCCCTCATACCGCCAGGGGCCATTGGGGAGCCAGCCGTCGAGGATCAAGCCCTCAGCCCTTCCCTCGTAAGGGGTGCCCGCGTACCTGTCTTCGACATCCACGACGACGGTTTCGTCGCCGCCATCCGTCTCGGCACCATCTTGCCCATCAGCCGCGCCTTGGCCCGTATCGACCGTAACCGTGCCGTCTTGGCCTTCCGTGATCGTGCTGGTGCTTGTCTCGTCATTGACCTCGACGGTCGTCGTCTCTTCGCCGCCGCTCTCGGTCTGGCCGCCACCGCCCCCGCCGCCTTCGCTGCCGCCTGGCTGGGGTTGGGTCGTTTTTTCCTCGTCGATGTCAGGGAAGACGGGTTTATCGACCTCGGCGCCGGGCGCTGCCGGCGCATCCATGTCCCCTGTCTCAAGGTCCACTACGTCAATTTTGCCCGGGAGGTCAGGCGTATAGCCCGGGCGCTTGGCGTCCTCATAGTCCTTGTAGATGTCGTAGCCGGTCCTAGCGATCTTCGCCAGATCCCCTAGGGTCTCGATCCCGCCGACCTTGTCCGATACCTCGGCGCCAACCCTCGCGGTGTCGGCCAAGGAGGCCACCCCGCTCCCGCTCTGCCCCAGCCCGAGCGTGCTGCCGGTGTCCAGCGCGCCCTTCCCAAACCCGCCGAGGGCCCCTGTCAAGGCGCCCTTGGCGATGTCCTGGTCGGTGATAGCCGCGGCTCCAGCCCCAAGCGCAGAGCCCACCGCAGCGCTGCCCAGGGCCCCGCCAATGCCCAGCGTGCCGGCGAGGCCAGATGCGGCGCCGGGGATGAATGGCGTGAGCCCAGCGGCGATTAGGGCCTTGATCTCAGGTCGGACGGTGTGCCGGTAGGCGACGTTCTCGGGGAGGTTGCGCCAGTCCCCGAGGGCCTCGACGTCGGCCTGGTACTCCTCCATGGATTTACCGGGTACCCCTTGTCCAATATCGCGGCTAACGCCCTGTGCGTCTCGGGCCGCGAGGATCATGCGATCCATGTCAGGATCGCCGGTCAGCTCTTGAGCAGCGAGGCCCGTCGCGCCTGGCGCAACGTCAGAGGGATACGTCGAGCCCGCAGGGGCGATGTTTTGAGGAACCCGGCCCCTACGCGCGGCATCGACCATGGCGCCATAGTCGGAGCGCAAAAGGTCCTGGTAGTTCATCTCAAACGGGTCCAAGTACCCCATTTCCTTGATGTACGCATCGAGGGCCATCTAACTCTCCTACGGCGTCGAAACCGTTACCGAACCGAGGGTCGACGCGACCGAAACCCCGGACGGGTAAACCTGGGGCTCATAAAGATTGCGCCACTGGGTCCCATCATAGGCCTGGTGAACCATGTCCGTCGTGTTGAAGATAATCGACCCCGTGGCGAACTGGTTACTCTCCCTCCCGGCCTGAGTGTAATGGGCTGAGAAGGATGGGTCGAATGCCCCGAGGTTGATCTCAAGGACCCGGACTAGGCGGTTAAAGACATCCGCCGTCACGGCCTGCCCCTGAGCCAGCGGGAGCCGTGTCGGGAGCAGCTTGCTCATCGTCTACCGCTCGGCTGGACGTCGATCCGGGTCGCGCCGAGGCGCCACTTGAACCCGCTCTGGTTCACCGGGTCCGCGTCGTCGTCGGATTCAAAGCGCAGGACGATCTGGCGCCCACGGGCGCGGACGCTCTTGAAGGTCGTGTCCTCAAGGATCTGGGACGTCGAGTCCGTGGTCAGCGTGTCCCCCGGGAAGTTTCGGCTCTTCATCACGATGTTCATCGCCGGGGTGCTGGAGATCCGGGAATCCTCGATGAACGAGATGTCCGGGATCAGCTTCTTCACGAAAGCGAACTGCTCGCCGTCGGCGAGGTCGATGTCCGCGGACTCGATGAATACCCCGGTCATGGGGTTGTCGTCGTCGTCGTAGCCGTTCTCGTGCTCGACGAGGTAGAAGTCTCCGCCCAGCTGCGCGCCAGCCAGCGGGAGGTCGCTGATGTCGGTGTCGATCCAGGCGTATCGGACCAGCTTCCCGATCGACCAAGTGTCGTCCTGATAATTGTAGATCGCGTAGCGGCTGATCTCGCCCGTCCCATCCTCGATCGACGGGTAGAAAAACCATACCTCGTTGTATTCGTTGTTCACGGCCATGAAGCTCTTGAACGCCTGGCTCAGGTCGAGGTCGTTGAAGACGTATTCTTGAATCGGGCAGGTCAGCCGCTGGACCGAGCCATTGTAGTAGTAGAACCCGGTCTTGGAAGCGAAGAAGACCCCGTTCGGGGCGTTGATCACGGCCTTGGGGCCGACCAGGCCAGCGCCCTCGTTGACTAGGTTCACGGCGAAGGTCAGCGGCGGCCCGATGAAGGTCATCGAGTAAAGGCTGTTGTCGGTGAAGATCAGCACTTCCTGCCGGCTTTTGATCCCGCCGACGATAAAGGAGCCGCTGGAGAGGCGCACAGAGCCCGCGGTGTTGGTCGCCGTAGGCTCAAACTCCAGCTCGTTCTCCTGGTCGGAGAAGGCCACAAGCATGGGGTCCACGATCCCGGTGCGCACGCCGCCTGAAATCGGATCCGCGCCCAGGACGATCAGGTGGCGGTCGGTCTCGGAGGTGATGACCTGGAGCCCGACCGTGGGCACGAGGTTCGCCCCGCTCGCGTCGGCGAGGATCTCCCCGCGGGTGTTCACCCCGTTGTTTTCGACCCAGCGGAAGATCCCCCCGCCGCGGACGTTCATGATCAGGTTCTCGCCGTAATTGTCGTGGGTCCAGAGTCGCAGTTGGTTCAGGGCGCTGATCGAAGACGTCGACCCAAACCCGCCGGCGCCCCAAGTCCCGGTGCTCCAGCCTGAGCTCGACAGATAGGTGTCCAGCCCGACGTTGACCTGGTACTCGCCCACGACAGAGGCGCCGCCGTTGCCGGTGTCGGACCCATCGGCCACTACCGTGGCGCCGCTTGTGTCCTTGGCCTCGATCTCGTAGGCGTTCGCGCTGATCACGGCTGAGACTTGGTATTCCTGGTTAAGCACCGTGTCGGTGATATTCCCGCCGAGGGTGACCGCCCCGCTGAAGGTCACGAAGTCATTGAGCTCCGCGCCGTGGTTCGTATCTGAGACGGTGATCGTCGAGGACCCGCTGGTGGCGGAGAAGGTCACGTCGCCGGCTGCGGTCGTGTTCCGGATCGGGGTGACGTCGTAGTAGGCGTCGCCCTCTTTGACGTAATACTTGAAGGTCGTGCCCACCCCGACGTAGAGGATCCCGGCGAGGGAGAGCCAGGAGTGAAGCGCGCGCGGGGTGCCGAGGAAGCTCTGGGTCCCTACCTTCTGCCAGCCACCAATCTTTTCCACCCGACCACGGCGGAAGCGGACCAGGTTGCCATCAACCCAGCCCCCTTCGGCCGCATAGTCAGTGCTGTCCTTGACGATGCCAGGCTGGAACTCCAGCTTCGATAGCGGCATGTCGCATCACGCCAGGCGGATGATCGCGCCCGTCGCGGTCGGCGTCGGGAACACGATCGTGAAGTCACCCGCCGTGCTGGTCTTGTCGCCGCCGAAATCAATCGCCGCCACGGCTGCGTTGGTCGCCGTAGCGTTGTAGATCAAGCACCCGCGGGCGGTGATCGTCGCCGTGGAGAAAGTCAGGTCGGCAAAGTCCACCACCGCAGTCGTGCCCGTAGCGAAGGGCGTGACGTTGGTGAGCGCGGCGCCACCGGCGCTGTAGCCCGTGCCAGAGGCCTCGCCCGTCGTCGTGTAGGCGGTCGTGCTGGCCCCCAGCGTCGCCGAGCTCGTGTAAAGCGCGAGGTTGAAGGTGTTCCCGCCGGTGGCGAAGTTGTGCGTGCCGACGAGCAGCTGCTGCTTGAAGCTCGTGCAGATTGCGGAGGTGATGGCCATTTCAAAGCTCCCGAATGATCTGCGCCAAATCGTTGACCCCGCGCGCCCTCATCTGATTGCTCAGGGTAACACGGTCTGAGCGGATGGCGTTCCGCATCTCGGCCAATATTACCCCGTAGATCTTGTCCCGGAAAGCAAGCGCCTGCTTCCGGATGTGGGGGTCGGCGTCGGCCGATATCCCGCAGATCTTGTTCGTGGCTTGCTCGGCCCAGAACTCGGGAGCGTGCCCCCGGTTCTGGGTCGTCGAGACCATGACGTTGCCCAGCTTTGGGCCAGACTGGTCAGGGATCATCCCTTGTAGGGCTCCGGGGCCTTAGCCACCTTCACGAGCTCGATCTCTCGCTCCTCGATGACCTTGCTCAGCTGGGACCTCGGGCAAAGCACCCACTCATCCTGGTGGGGCATGGCCACGATAGGATCTTCCAACCTATGGTACCCATAGAGACGCTCGGTCACGCCCACGTTGCTGTCGAGCAGGCTCGACCGCGGCGAAGCCCCGATGCCGATCTCGTTCTCCAGGCACTTGGAGATCCAGAACTCGACGCAGGCCCGGCCGGCCTCGGCAAAGTGAAGGTTGTGGCTGTAGCTGAAGTCGACCCCGAACAGGTCGACGTGGGCGACCTCTTGCCAGTAAGCATAGGCCACCGCATAGGCCACGGTGTTATTTAGATATGCGCACCTGGCATAAGAGACCACCTCGGCGAGCGGGTACTCCACGGCGCCAGGCACGCGCTCGTCGAGCTCGCAGGTGTAGATGGGCCCCGGATGCACCGGGAGCAGCTTGCGCATGATCTCGGTCTGGTTCCCCGCGTCCTCGGTGTCGAGGTAGCGGGAGGGCGGGTCGAGCATGAAGACCCGGTCACACTGGCGGTAGACCGCCAGCGCCGAGTTGATGCACCACACCTCGTCCCACTGCTTGCTGTTTTCTAGCCCGATCACAAAGTCGATCTGGGATGATCCCAGGGCGACGATCGCGACCTTCTTCCCCTTTAGGCCCGGATCTTTCTCCTGCATCAAGACACTCCTGTCCTCAGCATGTCGTATCGGTACTCGTCTCGGGTGCCGCGGCCTTCGCTGAGGTTCTTCATCCGGCCGACGGCTTCCTTGAAGCGAGTTTCTAGGACAGTGACCACATCGGGCGGCTCCTTGAGGAAGATCGCGCCTTCCACCAGGGTGCCGTACAGCAGGGCCTCGGGGTACTCCGTCGAGAGCAAGGTCGTGCCAGCATCGCCACCAGAGGTGAGCGAGGCCGGCTTGTAAAGATAGTGCAGCTCGACGGCGTAGTCCGCGTCCGGGACCGGGGAGAGCTCAAATGCCGTGTCATCAAACAGCGAGTAATACTTCGGCCGCCCGCGGGTAGCGGTGCCCGGGGCGTACTGTTTGATGAAGCTGGGGTGCTTAAACAGCAGGTAGCTGTAGCTGCTGTCGTCAATCACCGCCAGGCTGAACGGGGCAAAGAAGTCCGACGGCGTGGCCAGGAACCGATTGTTCGTGGACACGTTCGCCGTGACGTTCTTCCGCTGCTGGGGGAGCTGGACAAGCTTAAAGATCCGCGACTCAGCGTTCTGGATCATCTCGTCCAGGTTGCTGTTGAACGTGGTCTCGTCGACCTGCAGCCAGTCCTGCACAGCGGCCTTCAGCGTAGCAAGGGTGTAGCTCATGATGTGGTCACCTCCACCGCGCCGACGGTACAAGAAACTGCAAAAGTTTGCAAAATTGTGCCCAACTTACCGTCCCCGACGTTGGTGTAGACCAACGGGAACGCGGTCAGGTCTTTCCCGTCCGCGTTAGGGTCAGGGCGAGCGTTCTTGAGCGCCTGGGGGTCCGCCGGGGTAGGCTTCCGCTCCAGCTGGGGGTGCTTGGGAGACCACTGGTCGGGCCCCACGAGGAGCCCGTCCCAGGTCTTCTTCATATCCTTGAGCCGATACCGGAACCCGGTGATATCGCAGATCCCGTAGGCTCTCCTATTAGACGCGAAGGCCATGGTCAGGCGATGTTATAGCTGCGGAGGTTCGGGGCGATCCGGAAGGATGCCCGCTCCTCGTCTTGGGACAAGGCCCTCGTGAACTCTTCCTCGTACAGGGCCTTCAGGAGCTGCACCTTCTCAGGCGCGCGCTTGAGGGCCATGTAATAGGCCAGGCCGGCCGCCAGACACGGGTAAAAGCGGAAAGGTACCTGCATGGTGTTCGCCGCCGTATCCGCGTCATCCATCCGGGTCAGGACGTTGACGTAGACCGTGTAGGCAGAGCTCTTGTCGGGGACCGGCCAGACCGTGATCGTGGGCGTGATCTGCTTGTCCATCACGAACTGGTTGGGTTTCCCGGTCGTGCTCTTGGTCGCCATGTTGGCGTACTCGGCCCGGCTCATGCGGTTCAGCGGGAGGTCCGTAGTCGTCCCGCTGACCGTCTCGCGAACGAAGCAATCCAGCACGTCGATAACGGCCGTGGGATTCGTCGCGTCCAAGTTGTAGGCCGCCGTGCCCTGGACCATGGCGATGCTGTTCTGCTTCACCGTCCACTGGTTCAGGCCACGGTTGGCCCACTCGGCGAGAAGCAGGTTCAGCGATCGACGAGCCGATTCAAGGTCGTAGCCCGTGCGGAGCTCTAGCCCGCAGCGCTCAAACGCTTCCTCGATGTAGTCGGCTACGTCGAGCTCAAAGTCCTTACTGTTGCTCGTCGCCATTGTCGTCACCCTCAGCGTACAGATTGTCGAAGACCTGGTTCACGTCGAGAGTATAGTCCAGATCTGACTTACTGTAGTGGATATGCTGCGACGGGCGGAAATCGGGCGCACCCTCTCCCGTCTCAAACCAAGCCGGGTGCGTGACCCTGACCCGGTTATTCGGCAGGGCGACGATGTTCCCGGTCCACTTGCCGGCGTCGAGCAGCTCCAGGACATGGCTCTGCTTGTGCTGCGCCGGGTCGTCGGCGATCTCGTTCTCGGCATAATCCACGGTGAAGTAATACTTCGCCGGGTAGAACTTGCCGTCTATTTTCGCCAGCCAGGGGCATGGCGTGCATCGGTCCAGGACGTAAACCGCGTGGTGGTGACTGCTGCAGTCCCAAGGCTGCGCAGCCCAGACCGGCATAGGCTCCGGCCAGTCCTCCAGCGGTGTGTCCCCAACCAGCGCCGTAATCGGCATCCGCGCCCACATCGCCCCACCGTGTACGTTCGGCTCGTCGCTGTCGTAGGTTTCAGCCCCGGTGAATAACACCTGGAAGCTGAGGCACCTAGTCGGCATCGTCGTTACCGCGATCGCCATCGCGTGCAAAAATTCGCCGTGATACTCCATGTGATTCTTGGTGTACTCACGGCGAACCCAGCACTTGAAATGGGGGATGTTACTCTGAAGATACGGCACCCTTAGCCGTAAAGGCCGCTGTTCTTCTTGGAAGGCGGACGCATCT